TAATTCTATTTTGGAAGTTATCGATTTGGAGTTTGTTGAACCGGTAAGAACTCAAGAAGAACTAGATGCAATGAATTATTATTTTAAGAGTAGGAGTGAACGTGATTATTTGCTTTTCTACATGGGAATCAATGTAGCGTTTAGAATAAGTGATCTCTTAGGACTGAAAGTTGGAGATGTCAGAGGTAGAGATAAAGTCAGAAGACGTGAGATGAAGACTGGAAAGTTAAGAGAGATGATTATATTACCTAAATTAAAGCGAGTGTTAGAGGAATACTGCTTTAATAAAGATGATGAAGAGTATTTGTTCAAGTCAACACGTTATAAGAACTCAAATAGACCAATTACAAGGACTCAAGCTTATAGAATACTTAAAACTGGTGCGAAAGAGTGTGGGATAAAGAATATAGGTACTCACAGCTTCAGAAAAACATTTGGATATCATTTCTACAAAGAGAGTAAGGATGTAGTAACACTTATGAAATTATTCAATCATCATGATCCTAGTATTACATTAAGATATATAGGAATTGAGAGAGATGAAATGAGTAAAGCAGTAAAGAAATGGGGTGGACTGTAACCTCATTTATATTTAAAACTATACTATGTAACCATTAAGGAAAAGATTACATTGTATAAAACAGAGTATATTCTAAATACTGGTAATAGGGCGGTTAGGATATATATATCAGATGTAACAGTTTATAAGATATGATACATATACATTTAATAATTCAATCATTCAATCAATCATTCATAAAAAATTTAAAGGAGAATAATAAATGATTAATAACGTAGTTTTAGCAGGAAGATTAGTAAGAAATATAGAATTAAGACAAACGTCTACAGGTAAGGAAATGACTTATTTTACCTTAGCAGTAAATAGAAATTTCAAAAATGAACAAGGAGTACAAGCTGCAGATTTTATTGGTTGTGTTGCTTTTGGGAAAACTGCGGAGAATATGGCACGATTCCTAAGTAAAGGTAGCTTAATAGCTGTAGAAGGTAGAATTTCTACAAGGAATTTCCAAGGTAATGATGGTAAAACTGTTTATGTTACTGAAGTAGTAGCAAGTAGTATAACTTTCTTAGAGAGTAAGAAGCAACAAGGGGATACTAATCAATATGGACAAACACAAAATGGTGGTTATAGCCAACAAGCTAATAATGATTTTGGAGGATTTGAAGATAATATTGATTTTAATATGGGGTGGAATCCATTTCAGGAAGATTAGTTAGAGGTGTAAGAATTTGATTAGTGAGAAGTTTAAAGAATATATTTTTATAGATGAGGAGCATGATATATTTAAGGGAAGAATGGTTAGATATAGATTTCCTAATGGTTATGGTGCTTCAGTAATAGAAGGTGAAGATAGTTATGGGGTAGAGCTTTTAGTATTAGAATTTTCTGAATCGGACTATGGAGATACAGCAACAGAATTTACAGATGATATATTAGGATTTATAGACGATGAAGAACTAGATGAGATTTTAGAAAGGATATCAAGGTTAGGAGAAGATGGGAAAGAAAAGAGTTAGAAATACTTTTGGATATAGCAAACCTGGTCAAAAGAAATTAACTCGTAATCAGGCCGCTGAATTAGCATTAAGTGAAATCGAAGAAAGTTACACAAGACGGTTAGAAAGAGAAGTTAATCTTAAGGTTGCTGATTTTATAGGAGATTTTTGTCTAGCGTTAGCGTGGAGCTTGCGAGCAAATCATAATTATGGTGCAAAACGAATTGAAAGAACTATTAGAGAAATGTTTGAAGTTGTTAGTGATGCAAAAATGAAAGAAGCTGGTTACTTTTTATTTGATCTAAGTGAAACTAGAGAACAACTACTAGTTGAAACAGGATTAGATATTGAGCCAGTCATAATAGATGAAGTAAATAAACATCTAGAGAGAGCAAAAGAGTTTGCAATAAAAAGTGGAGTATTCAAGGAGAAAGTAGAGGTATAGAAGATGAAAAAAGTAGTAAATATTAATGAAATGATAGAAGTTATAAAAGAGAAGACGCATTGGAGTGAAGCTATATTAGCTATTGAGTTAGGAGTAGATTCACAAAATATTACAGCATGGAAAAGAGGAAGAATTCCAAGAAGTAAGAATTATAAAAGATTAAAGGAACTATATGAGAGTTTAATCAGTAAAGAAGAGAAGATTAATAAACCAGATGAAAACAAGGATAGTGAATTAGAACAAGAATTATTAAATAAACTTGCTAAGGCTGATGAACGCTTAAATAAACTTGCGAGTGATCAAGAAGTTTGCTATAAAAATTTAGCTATGGTAAATGCTCAAATTACAGCGTGGAATCATGAGAGACATAAATTAGTAAAACAATTAAAAGAATTGGTAGGTGCATAAAATGAATAAAAGACAAGCTAAAAAATTAGAATTAAAGAATGAAATAAGTGATATTAAGAAAGACTATAAGTTACAGGAAATGAAAATAGATGCTTTGAATAATATCAATAATAAGTTTTTAAATGAAAAAGAAAAGCTGATGTATAAGTTTAAAAAGCAAGAGCAGTTGTTAAAAGCTAATAAAGAGAGTTTAGCTAACGTTATACAAGCACAGAGTTATTTAGAGATAGAGAACAGCAAAAGAATGGCAGAATTGAGTGATGTAATTAGAAAACAAAATAATCGTATTTGTATATTACAGTATAGCATATTTGCAATGGTAATTTTAATATCAATAGTGTTTATTTTAGAGTTGATTAAGTGGTTGGTATAGGAAATATAGTAATATTTGAAAGAGTAGAGGAAATGAGAAAATGATAAAAGATTTCGATTCAACAAATATATTATTCATTTTTTTAGGAGTATTAATAGGTTTGCTATTAACAGAAATTTTCCATCCTAACTTTGAAAAGGAAAACAAAGAATTGAAAATGGAAAATCATAAATTAGAACAAAAGCTATTGAAACTTTATGATGAACAAGCTGAACAAACTAAAAAAATAGCAGAAATGAACGGAATAGGAGGATAACAAATGATTAAAAAGATATGGGACAACATAGAGATAATATTAATCACATTATCAATGCTGTTAGCAATGTTTACAGCAGGTTTGATATTAGGTGTATATGTGTCGAGTAATACTATTGAGGAACTTTCTAACGATAATATAGTCAAAGAAAGAACTATCCAGCAACAAAAGGAACGTATTAGACAATTACAATTGCTTAAACAATATAAGGAGATTTATGGATAATGGATATTGTGGATATTTACTTAGAGTGTAATGACTTTAAGGAAGCAGTGAGAAGAAGTGGATTACCTGCTTACGTTGCTCATATTAAATTGTTAGGTAGTGGAGTGTTAAAAATTAGAGATAGGATTGAATATGGTAGTCGTGCAGGTATGTTAGGTGCAAAAGCTGAAGAATTATTCCAAAAGTATGTTCCTACAGCAATTGATGCTAATTCACTTTACAGAAGGAATAATCCAGGATTTGATTTTGAATACAAAGGATTAACTATAGACGTAAAATATTCATCCCTTAGAAATAACAGTAAAGCTCCTCATAGGCAATGGGGAATTAGATGTAAAGGTGATAGAGATTTTATTGTCGCATTCTTAGAAAGAGAGCCAAACTCTGAATTAGATGATCCTATTATATTAATCATACCTTATGGGATGTTAAGCTTTTTAGCTGAAAATACTTTACATTTCTTTGAAAATAATGAGATATTTCTAACTTATCAAGTATTACCTGAACAGTTAAGAGAGATATTAGAAGAATATGCAAGTTTAAAAGAACAGGGGTTGATATAGTTTGATTGAACATAATAATAGAGATATAGCTAAAAAACACGCTGAATACATTACAGGAAAAGAATTAAGGCAATATGTGGCTGAAAAGGTAAAAAAATATGTTGGTGAAAATCCTACAGTTTTTGATGGTGCAATTGGTAGTGGACAGTTAGAACAATATATCAAACCAAAACATTTAATAGGTGTAGAGATACAAAAAGCGTCCTGTGATACGTTTGAAAAGAACAGTGATCTATTTCCGAATAGAAATATTTATAATATGAGTTTTTTTAACTTCTATGAAGATGTAACGGCTGATTGTATCGTTATGAATCCACCATTTTCAATGAAGTTTAAAGACTTATCAGAAGAGGAACAAACTAACATTCAAAATGAATTTCCTTGGAAGAAAAGTGGTGTAGTAGATGATATTTTTATTCTAAAATCACTAAACTATACAGAACAGTTCGCATTTCACATTTGCTTCCCTGGAGTTGCCTATAGAAAGACTGAACAGAAAATGAGAGATTTAATAGGAGATAGGTTAGTTGAATTAAATCTAATCGAAGGAGCGTTCGAAGACACACCTATTCCAGTATTATTTCTTGTTATTTCTAAAAATGGCGAATTTAAAGAAGTTCATAAAGAAATATATGATTGCACTAAAAGAAAAATGATCCACACTGAAACTTGCACGAGTAAAGAAGATAAGTGGAGCACACCAACTATCCCAAAAGAAAAAGAAATAATTGATATTGATGAAATAAACTCTAGTTTAGATGAATTGGTAGTAAGCAGATTAGAAAATCATTTAAAGATAACGTTAGGACTAATTAGAGAATTTAGGGCTGATATAGATTATTTAGGATTTATTGATAGGGTCGAAAAACTATGTCAAGAATACAGATTAGCTTACAATTTTGGTGTAAATACATTTAGAGATTATTAAATTATATACGAGTATTAGGAGAATTTAAGATGAGAGAAACAAAAATAATGCATTTTGATTTTTATGTTGGGGAAGGTACACATGATTTTGAAGCTGAGTTAAGGAAAAAA